AATGGGAAGTTACTGATGTTGTAACGGCCACATCATAAGGAGGATTTATGGCTTTAAGAGATAAACATAGAACTAGAATTAACCAAGGTTCTCACCTTGGACGTAATCGCCTAGGTAATAATTACATAGGCAATTTACTTGGATATCTTAGTGCTTGGTTTCCTGCTTCTTTTTCGGATGGCACTGCTTATACAGCACCAACTGAACAATTGGATGGAGAATCGGATGGTATTTCTTATAAGAGAGTATGGCGAGGAAGTTTTGCTTATTCAGATGGTCCTGTTGATGGCTCATATGATGTAGGTGATCCTCTTCCTGATAATGCCATTATTGTTAGATCTTATGTAGATGTTACAGCTACTTTTGGAGGAGATGGTGATGATACTTCAACTATCGCCATTACTTCAGGTGAAGCTGCTAATGATGTAGTTACTGCTGCTGCCATTAAAACCGGAACTCCTTGGGATGTTGGTTTTCATGAGGGTATTCAAGATGGAACTGCTGCAAATTTTATTAAGATGACGGCTGCTTCTAATCAGCCACAAGTTGTTGTAGATGTTAAATCTACTGATACTGCTCTTGATGAAGGCAGTATGGTTATCTATTTAGAATATGTGATTTCAGAATAAAGATTTGGAGGGGAGGTTCTTCTGAGCCTCCCCGCCTTAAAAGGATTTGCCATGGATAAAGAATTTAAAGGCTATTTTGAGAATATTCAAAATCAGTTAGGAAATATAGAAGAAGATGTTAAAGAGATTAAAAAGGATGTTAAGGAGAATAGTGTAAAAGAACAAGAATTAGAAGTTAGCCATGTTAGTTTAAAAACTAAAGTTAATATTTATGCTTCTATTGGAGGTTCTCTTTTACTAGTGTTACTGGGCGCAGCTTGTAGATTAATTTTCTTTTAAGGAGTTTTGTGAGTAGAGAGAACAATGAAAAACTTTTAAGTCTTCTTGTAGAGAAAGAAGAACGTGATAAGATATTATATGATGCTTTTGGATATCAAGAAGCTATTCATAAATCAGATAAAACCTATCGCATAATGATTTCTGGCAATCAAATTGGCAAGACAACCGCCGTTATGAGAGAAGTTTTATGGTGGGGATTAAATAGACATCCTTATCTGGAACTTCCAAAGAAACGTAAAGTGATTTTAGTGGTTGGTGTTACAATGGAAGAAGTTGATCAAGCTTTATGGCAACAAAAATTAGAACCTTGGATACCTAAGAAAGAATTAAAGAATGTTAAGAAAGCTGGCATCTATGTATCTGAAGTTCATTTTAAGAATGGCAATGTTATTCCCAATGTATACTGATGAAGAAGTTGATGCTGAGGTAGCAGGTATGCACCCTGCTGTAGCTAAAGCTAGAGTATTTGCTGAATGGGTTAGTTGGACTGGCCGCTTGCTTCCTAACTTTAATAAAGAAACTAACGTGATTGAACCATTTTCCATACCAGAAAAATGGAGACGAGCAGTAACTGTTGATCCAGCTACTACTGGTGAGACGGCCGTAGCTTTTTTAGCAGAAAGACCCAATACTGATGAATGGGTTATATATAAGACTAAAACTTATAAAGGATTAGCGCCATCGGAGCTAGTATTAGAAATTAAAAATGAATATCCACGTAGAGGAGATATAAGCTATAAATTTTATGATGAGGCTGCTGCATGGTTTAGGGCTGAAGCTTCAAAACATGGCGAATATTTTTCTCCCGTTAATAAATATAAAAACAATGAAAGTATGGTTAATAAGCTTAACCAAGAATTTCATGAAGCTAAAATGAAAATATTTAGTACTGAAATAAAAGCTATGGAGCAAATACTAAATTATTCCAATAAAGAAGGTGCAAGTGAATTTTCACCTATTAAAAGAGATGATCATTTTCCTGATGCCCTTAAATACTTTGTATGGGCTAAACCTGCATCTACAAAACCACCAAAAGTTTTAACTCATAATGAAAGATTGTGGAAGGCCGTTGATAAACAAATACATAGTAAAGCTAAACTTAAAGGGCACCCGAAGTTGGGTAACCACTACTAAAATTGGAGGATAGATGGCCAAAGTCATCAAATGGAAAAAAGAAGAAGCTAAAAAAGTATTAATGAAGCATATTGAAGATCATAATGAATATGTAAAAAAACAAGAACCTATATGGGGGCTTTCTGAAGCTACCTATAAGAATGAATTTTATACAGAATTTAATAGTAGTACTCAAGCTTTCGCTGCTGTAGACAAGGAATTTGAATGGTCTGCAAGAGTGTCAGGTAATCATTCTTTTTCCTTTATTCGTTTATTACATTCTAAATTGATTTCCAACCCACCTACCATTGCTTCTTACCCCCTATCAAGTGAGATGCAGGATCGCGATGCAGCTAAAGCTGCTGATAAGATTGCTAGACATCAACGTAAATCTTTAAAGATAGATTCTATAGATTCTGAAGTAGCATTAAGTGCTTTGTTATATGGTACTGGGATTAAAAAAATAGGATGGGACCCTGACTCAGGTGAGATAATTGATAGAGAAGGAAATGAAGTTACAATGGAAGGCAATGTTAAAGCATTGGCCGTTAACATTAGAAACTTCTATTGTGATCAACAAGCTGATTCATGGGAAGAAGCTAAATGGTGCTTCCATAAAATAATATTAAAAAAAGAAGAAGCAGAATATCGCTACCCTAAACATGAGGGTTTATTTACTGTAGGTAAAGAAATAAATTCATTTAGTGCAAAAAATCAAGCTAAAGAAAAAGATAAAGATACTGTTGTGATATATGAATACTATGAAAAAGCTAGGCCCATTAATGGCATGGAAGGACGTTTTGTAGTAGCTACTAAGGATGGCGAAATATTAGAAGATAATAAATTACCTTATTCTCATGGAATATTACCATTTGAAATATTTACAGACATTGACATTCCTCAACAGATATTTGGTAAAGGTATAATGGAAATGCTTCAAGATCCTCAAGATACCATTAATAGATTGCTGTCGCAGATTGTTGAGAATATTAATACTCATACTGTTATTCGTTTGGCCATTCCCGAAGAAGCTGGAGTTAACGAAGATACCATTACTAATAAACCCGTTGACATTATAAAAATACAGGGTGGACCGCAAAATGCTCCAATACAACTTACTCCTTCCAGTTTACCAAATCATATATTTAAATTTTATGATATGTTAGTGAATGTGATGGAGCACGTTTCTGGAGTTAGACAAGTAAGTAGAGGTACAGCTCCTAAGACTCTTAGTGGTTTCGCCATGCAATTTCTACAAGAACAGGATGAGAAAGTACTTTTGCAGTTACATAATAAATGGAAACGCTATCATGTAAATTCCTATCGTCAAATTTTAATGTTAGTAAAAGAGTTTTGGAAAGAAGATCGGCAAGTAGCTTTAGTAGGCAAGAATAATGATGTTGAAATAGATGCATTCTCTGGAGCAAACTTAGAAGGCCGTTTTGATATAGATTATGAATATGGAACGAACTTACCGAGTGATCCTTCCGCTAAGCGCCAAGCTATAATGGAATTAATTGATCGCGGTTTAATTAAAGATGAGAAGGTAGCTTTAAGACTTCTTGAACTTGGCGAATTAGAAGAAGTTTATGATACCTCCATTAAAGCAAAACAACAACAAAAGCGAGAAATGGAATCGCTATTACAAGGTGAACAAGTTGAAATTTTCGAGAGAGAAGATCACGCAGCACACTTGGAAGTATTATATGAATATATAAATGATAAAGATTATAGAGATGCAATAGAGCCGGACATCAGAGAAATAATCAATGAACATGCAAGACAGCATGAAGAAATAGTTAAAGTCAAATTAGGTGGTCAAGGGGAACCAGGCCAGGAACCCCCTCCACAAGGTTTGCCTCCCGAAGGTGGAGTTGCTCCTGAAGGTGCTGGTGGCGGGATGCCCCCAATGCCAGGTGGAGCTGCGCCTCTTTAGGGCCATGAGGCCCATTGCCTACCTATAGATTGTCTATAGATGGCACCCTAACCTACCCCTTAAGAAAGGACGGTAATTTATGAGTGATGAAAGAAATGATGATGTACAGGGCAAAGAAGAACAATCTTCTGAGCAAGTAAGTAGTGATGGGCAAGTAGAAAGTTCTACCCCTAAAACTTCTGAAACTGGTTCTCCTACTAATTATTCAGGAACTGTGCACAAGGTTAAAGTTGATCAAAAAGATGAAGAGATTTCATACGAGGATTTAGTTAAAGGTTATAGTCATGGGACTGCAGCTTCTAGAAGGATGAATGAGGCCAACCTTGCAAAAAAGGAAGCCGAAGAAATCAAAAACAAATTTGAGACATCCTGGGCGAACATTAATGATTTAGCTACTAATAACCCCGAAGAACTTTTCAAGATGATTCCTAATTTTGATCCTGCAAAGTATTATGAAAATAGTCAGAG